GATGTTACTTCGACGTATGTTGGAGCTCCTTTCCCCTCTCGATAGGCGAATACTTCTACTCGCTTGCCTACTCCACCCTCTACCTTGATAGCTGTGAATGTTGCTGATGGAGCTTCGGTATCAATCTCAGTTATTTTGATGCTCTTGAATGGTAGTGAGTTGACGTAGGTTTCAATCTCAGTCTCGCTTACTTCTTTTTTCTCGGTTGTTGGTGCAGTGAAGACCACTTCCTCAGTGGCTTGCCCCTCGTTCACGATTGCGATGTGCTCTTTGTCGAATCGTTTCACTCCATCTACCACTCGCATCAGATGCACATCATACTTCGTGATCTTTTTCCCTGTCTCGGTATTGTGGACCACTTGCTCGTAGTCGTTAGTCCCTTTGACCGGACGTACTTCTACCGGCTCGATCTTGACGATGTCATCGACATCAGCTCGAGCGAGTGTGCTTGTTTTGTAGTCAGTTAGTTTCATAGTGCTTTTTATAAGTGATTAAAGTAGAGGATACCGTCCTCATCACTATCTCCCGGTGAGAGACAGTGTAAGGATGCTATGCCTGATCCTGGACGATCTTGAATGTAAACTGAATTGAATCAGATGCATTGAGAGCGATCCCGGTGAAATCTCCCTTGACGTACATATTTCCACTTGTCGAAGCATCGAACAATCCGGCATTGGTGATGGTTTTTGTACCATCGGCTGTGATCGTTCCTACTACTTGATAAGTGTCATTGGTAACTGTGGTCGTCACGACAGATTTAGTACCAGATACTCGAGACTCACTCGCCTCTGTGAAGAGAGTTGTGTCTGTCTCGCCTGCGGTCCCGGCACCGGTCCCCCATGCTACGTGCTGTGGAGCAGTATGTGATCCGCCGTTAAGGGCATTGATCATGCTCGCCTTGCCCGTGTTTGTTAGTACTGTTGCCATATCTTTTTGGTGTAAATAAGCGTTTTAATAATGACGGATTTTCGACCCGTTGTTTTGAGACCACACCGAGATTCTCTACTGTGCCGTCTGCACGAGTGATCACGGCTTCGATGGTTACCTCTGCACTACTCTTTGCGATTTCAGACATGAGCTAGAATTTTGCATCGGCTTTCTTCGCCGGTGCCTTTTTCGTTGCAGTCTTTTTCGCTGGAGTTTTCTTCACTACTTTCTTCGGAGCTTCTTTCTCAGCGAGCTTCGCTTCGAGTTCTGCATTCCGCTCCTCAAGAGTCTGGACGTAGTCCGCTCGTTCTTCGACTGCATCTTTATCTACCTTGATGAAGATTGAGCCATTGTTCGGATGCTCGTTCAAGAATTTGATCTCATCCTCATCGCTCGTAGTGTATGCACCTTGAGAGAATCGTACAGATCGGCCCTTGACCGGGAGCACTTTCCCGTTCACTTCTTTGAAGTATGAGCTGTCCATGACGAGCTTGAGTTCAAAGTATCGTGAGACGTAGGTTGTTGCTTTTGACATGATGGTTGTTCAATTAGATTTATAATGGTTCGGGATCGCCACCCGATTCACTCGGCTCCCTTGATCGAGTAGGGGAGCCGAGCATGACGATCATCTGCCTACAGTGCTGAGTATGAACAGATAGCTTGTCGCTTTTCTTGTTCAAGTTGCAGTCCACATTCAGTCAGATACTCCTCGAGCTTCTCGTCAGCATCGTTTGCTTGACGATCAGTGAGTAGCTTTGTGTCACGATTCTTCAGGTACCGGTATGTAGCAGTCTCCATGTCGATAGCCACTGCGTAGTTACCGTATGGTGCACCTGTGAATAGATCATGCTTGATCAGGTTCAAAGTACCGTGTGCTGATACATATTTCAGGATAGTGATTCCGTAAGTCTTCTCACTCTGTACGATCTCGACTTTCGCTTTTGCGAAGCCGTTGATCATAGTGATGATTTGAGCTGAACAGAATGCGTACTTCTCTTTGTTACCGTATCGGAATACGTCTTCTAGCCAAGTCTCCCATTCTGCTTCGGTGTCCACGTTTGCAGTAGCGTATGTACTGATCGTGTCAATAACTCCGGCTGTAGTACGGATCGGCTTCCCGTTCGCACTAGTCCGCTTGTTTTTCTTACCAAACCAGAATGCTCGCTCGATATCGACATAGTGTTCGATACCTTTCTTTCGACGTTGGTATTCGAGGTCGTTCTCCTTGATCAAGGTAGTAGTGTTCGCACTAGTATTCGTCACACCGAATGGTGTACGGAAGATTTGTGTGTACCCTACTTTCTCGACTGGAGTAGTACCCTTGATTTCTCGAAGCGTACCTCCCTCCTCGTTTGCGTTCCCGATAATCCAGAGAGCCAAAGACGACAAGTCAATCGTTCCTGTTGTGCCCCCTAGTTCATCTGAGAGTGTCAATGCATCTGTAGAGATACTTGTCACCTCGAATGTGTACTTCGCACCTACGAATTGTACGATGTCACCCGGAGAGAATCGTACTCCCTGTCCTGATGCCACACTAACTGTTGGCGTTGAAGCAATGTTCTTCCCCGTTTGACCGGTTGCAGTTGTTGCTTCTCGACTTCCGAATTCGTCTTCGTTCCATTTGAATTCTGCATCGGTTGTCTCCATCTTCTTCAGAGCTTTGCCCTGTTTTGAAGCTGGGTCCTTACCTGCATTGGTAAGGATTGCAAGCATTGGATATTCTCCAACACTTAGCAATGAGATCACATCAGCCACATCGTACTTTCGTGCGGTGAGGTTTGTTGTGTCTCGTACTCCTGTTGCCATTCCCATAATTATTTATGATTAAGCGGTTAATAAGTTGGTTGTCGTCTGGTTTTAGATTGCCGTCAGGTTCCCGTTTCCGGCCCGATAGGTCAGGGAGCAGTTGTCACACCCAAGACTCTTTATATTATATACCAAGTCCTCCCATTGGTGATCCCATTGATCCACTCTTTGTGAGTCCTTTGAGTACTTTCTCTGTGTCAGTATCCGGACCGTCACCTGATCCTCCTTTCGGAGCCTCGACTGCTGTTCGCTTTCGATCCTTGTCATTCTTGACTTGAGTCTCTTGCTGTTTCTGAGCAGTCATCATCGCTGAGACTTTCTTCGATGCTTCGATGATTGGTGTCACCGTTCCTCGAGATGCATCGGCTTCGATCACTGCGAGAGTAAGTTCCCGGAATTCCTTGTTGCTCTTGAGCAGTGGGAATTGTGTGGTTGCTTCCTCGATCTCAGTCCGGACCGCCTGCTGTACAGTCGATGCCGTGGTGTAGATTTCCCGAGCTCGATTAGTTGCTCGCTCATCAGTGATCCCTACAAGCCACTCTGCGAATTGCTTCGCATCCATCTTGCTGAAGTCTGTACCCTCGAGTACTTTCTTCATGTCATCCATGCTAGAGAGGTCCTTTCGTCCCATCCCTGCATCCTTGAGGTCTTGACGTTCGTCTTTGCCGAGCGTTCGTTGTCCGATCAGAGTTTCGAGTTCCTGATATGCCTTGACCACGTCGACTCCAGTCTTCCCTCGGAATTTCTCTGGGATGTCATCACCATCTAGTATCGACTGAGCCGGTACCTCTGGTGTTTCCGGTGTCTCTGGCTCGTCCTGATCCTCCTCTTCTGGAGTCTCTGGTGTTTCAGGGACATCGGTCTCTGGAGTCTCTGGAGTATCTTCTCCTAGTTCTTCCCTTAGATTGTCGATGCGTGCTTCACTCATAGTATTTTATTAGTTACTTTTTAATACTTTTCTCGTTGATTGCTTCTTCCCCATCTTCCCGGCATTGTCCCGGGCTCCGAGGATTCGAGCGAAGAAGTCTCCGATCGATCCCCCCGGTGTCTGTGGTAGTTGAGGCGTACTGGTTGCATTCTGCATGTCCATGTAGTTCTGTGGGCTACCGAATCCCCTTGTCATCAGGTCTTCATTTCGAGCACGTTCAGCATCGAGCATCTCTTGCTCTCGCTCCCGTACATTCCCCATGTTCTGGAGAGTTCCTTTTGCTACTCCGCCTACTTTTGATCGTAGTGCGAGTAGCTTTTGCATGAAGTCGTCCATGATTATAGATGTTTTACGGCCTGCTCTTTTTTCCTTTCAAAGAAACTGACCTGACTAGTAATGAATCGGAGCCCCTCGAGTTTCGCCTCACACCGGATGATGTTCTGGACGAATCTTTCAGAGTCGATACCCCCTTTCCGCACTCCCTCAATCATATCCTTTCGAGCCCGGTCTACCTCAATCTCAGTTGCCTTGATCTCCGCCTCGATGTTTACCATCAGAGTCTTGAATCCATCACTCTGCACTGTCTCCAGTACTTCATGAGCTTCCTCGAATTGCTTGTCGTAGTCGGTACTCATACGGTTATGCCATTGGTTCCGGTTCAGGTAGTGGGAATTCTCCACTTGTTTGACCGAGTCCTCCTAGTGGAGATGCTTCTGGTACTTCTTCACCCATCGCCATTGATAGCTCTTCAGCCATCTTCATCAGTTCGTCGATGAATGCTTGTGGTTCCATTTCGCCACTAGCTACTGCGGTTGCTTGTGTAGCGACTGCAACAGCAAATTCAGCGACACGTTCCTGTGGAGTTACTTCTTCTGCCTCCACTGCTGTTGTTTCTTCTGGGTCCATAGTGATGTTAGTTTAATGCTTGAATAATTATCCCCTCAATCGACCGAGTAGCTTCTGTAGCATTCCGGTCGGTGGTGCCCCGTTAGGGACCGGACCGGCTTGATCTACTGATGCTCCCCCATCGACTAAAGGAATCGGTTCTCGATTTACCCTTTGCGATGGTTGGCCTACTTCATTCCCGACTGCGAGCTCATCATCTTCCTCTTCACGATCTTGCTCAGCTTCTTCGATGGTCTCTAGTCCGAGCAATACATCCTCGTACTGAGACTTGTCGTACTCATCGAGTACCATCTTCTGCATTTCTTTCTTGCGACGAGTCCACTCTGCCATCTGCTCGACGTTCTGTGGATCAGTTGGCATGTCCTCTGATACGAAGATTTTGTATAGCTCGAGCACTTCTGCCTTTCGCTTCTCTGGTCCTTTCTCTTGCTTCGGTTCTATCTCTACCCGGGCATCGACTCGCACTTGCTTTGATTCGTTGGTGAATTCTTTGAAGTCCACATCTTCCCCGAGGATTCGGTATGCCTTTGTCTCTGGTAGGAATTTCTGATTCATCTGGATCAGGATGTTCACGATGTCTGTCATCGAGGTTTCAAGCTGTCGCACCATCTGAGAGAATCGGATTTGCGTTTGCTGTAGGAGAATCTCTACCTTTGATGATGGTTCTTGTGATGATGATGGTAGTCCTCGCACATATTCACTGAGTGCCAGTGATGTTTGAATCTCTCGTCTGAGTAGGTTGTCTTTCTCTACCCATGAATTATCCAGTCCCGGACCACGTTCGATCACGACATCATCTGCATTCTGTAGTTCCCATATAGCTCCCGGACCATTCACGATGTCATCGGCGGTGATCTCCGCACTCTTCCGTACCTTTCGGATCGGATCGAGGTTGAAGACAATGTTGTCCATCGCTTGATTTCGTGAGTCTGCGATCTCGTGGATGATGGTCTCTACTGGTTCCATCAGTCCCATTGCGTATGCACTCCACGGTACTCGGATGCATGGTAGGTCGACGATCAGTCGTCCCTCTTCGATGTCCTTGTATGGATTTGGTTCGTTACGCACGAGCACTTCCCGGTTCATGATGGTGACGATCTCATCAGTATCATGGTCGTAGCATTCCCATATCTCTACACTCTTGGTCTCGAATTTAGGATCAGAGTTTGCAGACTGTGTATCATCGCTTGCTCGATCAGGTCCATCGATCTGCCCCATCTTCAGTGTTTCGATGTTCACTCGCTCTGATCGTGGATCATCAGTGATCTTCTGATCCTGTACGTACTCGAGATTGCTATAGACTCCATGCACTGACTTGGTGACGGTTGTAGTTTCGCCAGTCTCTTCATCAGTCTCCTCGACTTCGACTTCATCCTTTGCTCGATTCTTTTCTTCTTTAGTGATACGAGCCTTGCTCTTGAAGATTTGCTTGATCTCCCACTCTGAGTCTTTCAGTCGGTTGGTTGCATTCGGATCAAAGTACAGTAGCCAGTTGTCGATGATGTCCATTCCCGGATCGCCACCATCCTCTGCATCCACCCAGTAGATGTGAGCGTAGCCGTTCCCGTACTTGAGCATTGAGTCAATGTAGTCCACTTTCTTTTCCTCGAGCTCCATCACATCGAAGTTGTATGAGATCAATGAGTCCCACTCTTCGATTGCTCCTGATCCGACATCGTCCTTGTTTACTGGAAAGATTCGAGTCCTCATCTTAGATGCAGAAAGTCGAGGCTTTACAGTCTCGATGATCTCGAATCCCACTGGAGGCATGAGGTTCGTCTTGTATGCATAGTTCACCTTGTCTCGGTACGCCCGGTAGAGCTTCCACATGCGTAGGAATTTAGCCTCGTATGGATTCCGATAGCGTTCTGAGATTCCGAAGCGTGTCTTCCACTTCTCAATCATCGCCACATCATCTGCTGATGGTTCGTATTTTCCGACTGGTTTTGTTTCTTCTGACATATTTATATTGTATCACTGTTAAGAGTTTGCAAAGTGTTTTGCTTTGTGCATACCGGTCTCGAAATAAACGAGTGCATGGAAGTAGTCATTCTTCCCGGTGTTGGCCCATTCACGTCTGGATGTGCCGTCTTTATTCTGTAGTACTCGAGCGTACATTGTCTCACTATGCTTGATCAGCTCCTTGAAGTTCGGGTCTTCTTTGTTGTATGTAAATCGATACTCACCATTGTCGAGATGCGACAGTAGCTTATCGATGGCTCTCTCACGATCTGTGAGTACCTTGATCTCCTCTGCAAAGTCTTCCTTTCTCTTATCAGTGAATTTGCCCTCATCACTGAATCTGAATATCTTACCTCCCTTACCGGATGGCTGATACCAGTTCATGAATACCTTGTGAGGAAATCGTTGAGCGAATGCGAGTACATCATTCGGTTTGAATGTTGCATCGATCACGCATACCCGGACATCGTAGGCATCCATCAGCTCTGCTAGTCGATCCCATTTGGATTTGATGACCTTGCCGATGCCGTC